CTTAAACTTGGGGAATAGTTGGATGGTCGCGCATTTGATTGGGGGGGGGTTGTTTGCCTATGCAAAGGGTCGGCAAAGGGTAGCAAAAGGGTAGGGAGGGCCAACTGAAGCCCCCAAAAATACAGGAGATATCATGCCAGCAGTCATCAAATGGGCTCCCGGCCCTCCAATTATGAAGCGTTGCAGTAAATGCAAGCTCAATAAACGTTGGAGGCGGCCAGAAGGCCCATATTGCTCGGATTGTATGACGGAATATCAGCGAAATTACGGAAATAAGCGCCGTGGGACCGTCCGCGCGGGCGTGGCGCACTCCTTACAGAAGGAAGCGCTCAAGAAAGAGCGCGAAATCGAGATTCGCAAGTTTATTGACAGTAAAGTACCAAATGAATCAAATAATGCAACAAATGACGCAAATGAGTCAAATGTCGCATTAAATGAAACAAATGTTGAGTTGGTGCCGCTTGGTGAAGAAGTGACACCTGTTCGCTTCCGCCACGGCAAACTCTCACCTTCCGATTTGGTGGAACTGTTAGAGTTCGAGGCTCGCACCGGCAGCGTGCAAGCAATCAAGCTCCTGCTCCACCGTGACTGGGAGAAGAACGACTTTCCCATTCCCCTTCAACCTGAAGCGGGCAGCGACGAAGCTGATGTCGTTTCACAGTTCGACCGACTGAGCGCACGATAATGGCGGGTTGGAAGAATTACACGCTGGACGAGTTCAAGCAGTTCTGTCCTAACCTCGTGCTTGAAGACGGCCTCACGCGTATGTGGTTGGAACCGTTCCAAGAGGAAATCCTCACGGTTCACTTTGACGGCTGCACCGAGCAGGTCATCATCATTCCCAAGAAGAACGGCAAAACGACAGTGCTTGCGGCGCTCTGCCTCTTTCACCTTCTGGTAGTGCCGAACGCCAAGATTTACATTATCGCCGCTTCCATCGAGCAGGCCAACACGCTTTACAGTCAATGCTTCGGTTTCGTCAAGCGCAGCCCCGGAATGTCGCGTTATTTCGACCTCAAGCCCGGTTACAAGCTGATTCGCAGTGAAATCGACCAGGGTGAGTTGAAAGTCCTCGCAGCAGACGCGGACACAGCAGACGGCAAGATTCCCACGTTGGTTTGCGCCGACGAATATGGGCGCTGGAAGAAGTCAGATATGTACGCGGCGTTCCGAAACGGCCTCGGACCTCGTGGCGGACAGATGATGACAATTTCCACTGCCGGCGAAGATGAAGATAGTCCGCTCGGGAGAATGCGCGAAGCGGCACACAAACTACCGAGCGTTGTCACAACAGGTGTGCATACGCGTTGTACTGCCAATAACGGTAACTTTATCTACGATGAGTGGTCACTGACGGATCTGCAAGACCGTGACGATATTCACCTTGTCAAAGAGTGCAATCCTTTCAGCGGGCAAACCATCGAACTGCTACAGGAACGGCACGACAGTCCTGGCGTTACTGAGAGTGAATGGGCGCGTTTCGCCTGTAACGTGTGGATGAAGGCGGAAGGCAGCGCCATCTCCAAGCAGGAGTGGGAGGCGTGCTTAGACCTCCACTGCCGCATTCCCGAGAAAGCGGAAATCTTTGTCGGCCTCGACCTCTCATGGCGTGGACAGGGCGGCGACACGACGGCGATTGTGCCCGTTTACTTCGAGACAATCAAGCGACGCATCATCGGCAAGCCGTGGGTGCAAGGAGCGCCGCTAGGTGGCCGTCTTGACGACCAGCTTGTCTCAAACGAGCTACGCCGCCTCAACGACACTTACAGGGTCAGGGCCATCGTGTACGACCCTTACGGCTCAGATGCGCTCGTACAGCAGCTAGAACGTGAAGGATTGGTCTTTGCCGAGCACAAGCAGAACCCAGCAACGCGTGCAGTTGCGGATGGGAGGTTCCTCGAAGCAGTTAGACAGAAAACGATTCAACACAATGGCGACGAAACACTGCGCAGGCACGTCCTTAATGCAGTAGCACGCGGGATTCCGGGAGGTGGTGAAGGCTGGATGTTTGACCGTCCTAAACTCGGCCCACGTAAACCAACTGACGCGCTGATTGCTGCGAGTATGGCCCACAGTGTCGCCTTTGCCGAGCACGGGCGCAGACGCGGCGTGACCTTCGCCTGATAGGAGAAACATGTCCGGCACTTATCTTGACCCTTACATTCCGACCACACCGGAACAGGATCTAACACATCTTCAGATGATTCTCCTAGAACGCGCGATGGGACTGCGCATGCTAGAGAATTACTTTATCGGAAATCACGGGCATCATTTCTCCACGCAGCGTTTCGAGATGACGTTCGGACGGCAGCTCCGCCAGTTTCACGATAACTGGATGCGTCTGTCAATCGAAACCAAGGTCAATCGCCTGAAAGTGCAAGGCTTTCGCCTGGGTCCGGTCGATACTGCCGACACATCAACGCTCAATAACCGCGCCTGGGAAATCTGGCGTTCTAACCGTATGCCCACGGAAAGCGTCAAAGCTCACCGTGAGGCAATGAAGTTCGGAACATCCTACATTCTCGTGGACCCGATTGCCAAGTCACTTGACGGCAAAGCGCCGTTGATGACAGTGCAATCGCCAGTGAACGTTTACTGCCTACGTGACCCAAATAACCACTTCCGTGTCGTTAAAGCGCTGAAAAGGTGGATTGGGGCTGATGACGGCTACATTTACTGCACACTCTATTACCCTGAACAAGTTTTCAACTACAAATCGACAGCTCCTGTAGCTGACGCTTTCCAGCAAATCCAATATCCTGTCACTTACAAGGTTATTGGTGAAGTCGATAACCCCCTCGGCTACATTCCAATGATTCCTCTGGAAAACCAGCCGACGCTGATTGCAGGTGGCACCAGCGACCTTGATGACATCATTCCATTGCAGGACGCACTGAACAAGACGCTGAAGGATGCGCTTGTCGCCGTCGAGTTTCAGTCATTTAGGCAGCGTTGGGCGACGGGTGTTGAGATTCCGAAAGATCCAAACACCGGACAGCCGATTGCGTCAGCACAGCTAGAAGCGAGCCTCTCACGCCTCTGGGCCTTTGAATCACCTGACACTAAAGTTGGGGACTTCAGCCAGGTGGACTTGACTGGTTACACCTCAATCATCGAACTTTTGGTGCAGCAGATTGTTGCTGTCTCCAATATGTCGAGTACTCACCTTATTTCCAAGCTAGCGAACCTCAGCGCCGACGCGGTGCGTGCTGCTGAGCTTGGATTCACTGATGCGTGCAAGACAAAGTGCCTTGATTATGGTGTTAGCTGGGAAGCGGCTATCGACCTGGCAATGACGATTGATAGCGGCAATGATGAAGGCGGCTACGGCAGCAGCGAGATTCTCTGGAAAGACCCGGAAGCGACTTCAAGCAGCCAGCTCGCCAACGAACTTGTGCAGTTGCAGGCGCTAGGCTTCTCACAGCAGACGCTGATGGAGCTTTACGGCTTCTCTCCTGAAGGCATTGAGCGCGAAATCGCTAACAAGGCCGCAGAAGAGGCGGCAGCGGCCAAGGTCGCGGCGCAGCAGGCGCAGCAAGCGCACAAAAACAATATGGCGCTCGCAGCCGCATCAACAGCTTCGACAGCGCCCGGCGAATCGGGTTCACCAAATCAGCAGCAGCCACAACTGTTTCCTGATGGCGAACACGAGCCCGCTGACGACTAATCTTACGCCAACCGCAGCGATATGCGGGAGTTTGACCCCACGGCAATAGTGCCGGTTACTCGAAAGAGGAAAAGATGCCCCCAGAAGACGTAGCAACAACCACGGTGGATACCGGAGCAGATGAGGCGGCAGCAGCCGCAGCAGCAGAAGCAGCAAAAACCCCTGTCGAGAAAACGTTTACTCAGGCAGCGGTGGATACGCTCGTCACCGAGCGGCTCGCGCGTCAGAAAGCACAGTTCGCTGACTACAACGACCTAAAAACGAAGGCCGCTGAGTTTGAGAAACTGACAACTGAAACCGGCAAGCTCAGTGAGCTCGTTGGCACGCTGACAAACGAAAGCGCAAGTCTCAAGAGCCAGGCTCTCCGTCTGGAAGTTGCACTAGAAAAAGGATTGCACGCGGACCTCGTTGATGCGCTCAAAGGCACCAACAAGGAAGAGCTGTTGGCTCACGCCGACAAACTGCTCAAGCACGTCCGTCCAACGACAGGTTCGTTCAGTGGCGCAGCCACGATTGGTAGCGAACCAAAAGCCAATGGAATGACAGAGACGATTCGTGCAGCCATTCTAGGTAAGGGCATCGGACCACAACAAACCGAACTATAACCACCGCGCCGGATAAGCCGCTGCGGTCAAACATAACACTTTAAGGAGTGAACCGAAATCATGTCTATTGACATTCTTGATCGCAGTTCTGGAAATCCCAGCTACAGCGGTGACGCACTCGTACCAGTTCAGTATTACCCTGAAATCTTCAAGGTGCTACCGGACGCAAGCGTTGCCGCGCGTATGTTCACCACCGTTCCGATGGCGAACCTGCAAACGCGTGTCCCGGTCCTCAGCCAGCTACCATTCGCGTATTTCGTGAACGGTGAGGCGAGTTCCGCCAACAACAACTACGGCCAGAAGTCCACGACCGTTGCCGGTTTCCAGAGCGAGTATCTGAACGCCCAGGAAATTGCGGTAATCCAGCCCATCCCCGATGCGTTGGTAGCCGATTCCCAGTTTGACATCTGGGGAACGCTGCTTCCGTTCATCGTGGCGGCTATTGGTCGTGCGCTCGACGGTGCCATCTTTTTCGGCAACCAGATTCCGAACAACTGGGGATACGGCAACACCGGCCTCAGCGTGCTCGATGGTGCCATTAAAGCTGGTAACGTTTACCACGCCGGCACGAACGACGCTGCTGAAGGTGGGCTAGCGCTCGACATCGCTGAGTATGTCGGTAAGGTGGAAGAGGACGGCTTTGTCGTCACAAACTCCATATCCGATATTCGTCTCCGTCGTCGTATTCGTGGAGCACGTAACTCCCTCGGTAACCTCTTCCCCGAGCTTACCGCTGGAATCCAGGAGGAAAGCTGGTATTCCTACCCCGTCGATTACGCTCTGCCCGGCCTTTGGCCCCAGGGCTACACCCTGACGGG